CGGCCGGTGAACACCAGATAGAACACGGCGATGGTGGCCCCGAGCGGGGAGGCGAGGCCCAGCACTGCAGGGATGCCGTCAATCATTGGGGTCTTTCATGGACGCCTCCTTGGCGGCACAGGGGTGGCCCCGGGCTTGCGCTCCGGGGCCACACGGTTGGTGAAGGGTGGTGCGGTCCGTCAGGGATTGTCCGTGGCTGGCGCTGGGGTGCCAGGGTCTCCAGCCGGAGGATCCTCGGTCGGCGGATCCGCAGCGACCAGCTCCGTGCCGGGTGGATCCGCTGCGGCCTCCTCCTCCGCCGGGGGCGGGTCGACTGGCGCCGGGTCTGCCGGGGGTTCCTCCGGCGCTGGCTGTGCTGGTGGGGTGACGGCAGCGACCTGCCCGGCGAGCGCCGCGACCTGGCCGGTGAGGGCGACGATGCGGGATTCCTGTTCGGCCATGATTTCCAGCGTTGCGCTCTGGTCGGCTTTCAGTGCGGCGTTTTCGGCGGTGAGTTCCCGGACGCGGGCTGCTGTCGGGTCAGTCGTTCCCATGTGGAGTCCTTCGTCGCATCAGGCGGCCATGAGCATGCCGCGGGCCATCATCGCGGTGCTGGTAGCGAGGGTTTGCGAGGCTTGGCCGTGGGTTAGCTGGACGTCCCCTGACGCGTTGGCCCGCCCGAACCATTCGTGGGCACCGTCCCGATTTACATAAAGGGGCGAGTTCTCGCCAGGTCGCCAGCCGGCGGGGAGGGTGAAAATGGTGGAGTTGGCAACGTCTCCGATGGTGGTTGTGGTGAAGCCGGCGCCTGTGTAGGTGACGCTAACCCGGATGAATATGACCATCCCGACGCGGCGCACCCGGTAGCTGTCGACCGTCCAGTCGGTCCCGGCGGTGATCGTCAGGCCCGTGGTTAGCCAGCCAGTGTCGTATTGGGTGGCGCCAGAGGGAGAGAGTGATGTGATCCAGTCGCCGATGTTCTTGAACCACCCGGAGAATCCGCCCGCTGGGGCGGCGGTGGAGGATTCGGTGGGGATCGACGGGCTGACTGAGACTGGCATGGCTTACGCTCCGATGCTGTTGATGAGGTCCGAGACTTGGGCGAATGTCAGGCCCGCCCAGTCAGTGCTGAGCTGGGCGAACGTCTTGGTGCCGAAGCTCTGGGACAGGTCGTAGAACGTGACATCGAGTAGGACGAGGTCGAGGGTTTGTTCGTACTGGCCCGCGGATCCTGTGAGGCTTATCCCAGTGATGAGGGCCTTCGAGGACAGCGCGGTCTGTCCGTCCGTTATGCGGATGATGTCGCCGAGTTGGCGTGCGAGTGCGGGTTTGACCCGGACGCCTTGGATGGTGGCGCGGGGTTGCTGCACCTGGGACCAGACCCAGTCGAGGATCTGCTGCGCGTCGGCGTACCGTTGCACCCAGGCGCCCAGGTCGACATCCAGCGGGGTCGCCGCGTCGTCCTCCTGCGCACCGGCTGTCAGAGTTACCGTCTCGCCCGCACGTGCGGACAGGTTTGCCCGCACGATCAGGGTCGGGTTCCCTGTCCCGTCGACCGTCCACAGCTTCGTCCCGGTGGTGTTGGTGATGCTGATCCGCAGCCGGGAGGTCCCGGCTATTGTGGTTGCGACCCTGAGTGCGTCGTCTGCCGGTTGGGTGCCGCCGCCGTCACGGGACGTCGCCGCAGCCCAGCGCGAGAACTGGGTGGAGGTGGTCGGATCCCACACGGGCAGCCACGACGCGAGGTTCTTCGCGGTGCCCTCAATGTCCGCGTAGATCGTCACGGTCTTGCCGGCGGCGACCTCCACCGCTTCGGTGGCCTCCCAGATGAGGAGGGAGTTGTTCGTGACGGTCTTCAGGTCCGGCGGCTGGTACGTGACTGTGACCCGGTCCGCGACGTCGCCCCCGCCGATCGACCAAGCCACATCCGTCAGTGAAGTTTCGGAAACGATGGTTTCTGACGATGCCCCGAGGCCGCGCATCCATTCCTTGGCCCGGTAGGTGAGCGCGCCCGCTTCGGATACCCAGGCGCCGCCGAGGGTGGCGGCGGCGATCTGCTGGATGACGTCCCACCCGTCACCGTCCGCCGGGATCACCGGGTTATCCAGGGTGACACCTGATGCGTCGAAGACTGCGGTGGGGACATCCCAGAGCGCAGTGTCCGCGGCCGTGGTGACTTGCAGTCCGGACAGGGCCCCGGTTCCTGAGACGGTCACGGCGGTGACGTCGGTGTTGGACGTATCGGCGGGGATCGAAACCGTGGCGGTGGAAAACCCTGACCATGCTGCGGCGGGCCCGGTGCGGGCTCGTGCCTTCACCGCCGTGTACGTTGCCCCGGCGAGGGTGTACTGGACTTCGACCTGCACGCGTTCCGGCCAGGCCGTGGAACCGCCGGCGGTGTACGTCACAGCGGACCCGGATCCGGCTTTGACTGTGAGCGCGCCCGTGTCCACGACAATGTTTGCGAGCCCGCCAGAAAAGCTGATGGCGCCGGTGGCGTTGAACGTCAGGAACAGTGACCCGGTCCGGGGTGCGGAAGCTGACAGGGTCAGGGCGATGGACCCGGACCCGGACGGGGCAGGGTAGACGCGCCGGTTGATGGTCTGCCAGCCGGCCACGGGGGACCCTGTGAGGGTGGCGGTTCCGCGTTCGGCGATGACCGAGCCCTGCAACGGCAGCGAGCCGACACAGGAGGGTGACGGTTTCGGGGTGGCGTAGTACCCGCCAGTCCGTGCGATCTGATCAATGAGCCAGACCGCGTCCACCCCGATGGTGCCGACCACATCAGACAGGCCCGGAACGGTCACGCGCTTCCGGAGCCGGGTCTGGTCCTCGATGAGGTCCACCGTGACTGCCGGGTCCGACACGGCGCCGGAAGCCTGGTTGGCCAGGAACGATCCGAGCGCGAGCCTGCTCACCCCGGCGTCTGGTGTGGCGTACACCGAGCAGCGTCCGCCGGGAACGAGCTTCTGCGCACCCTTGCCCCACGGGGAGAGTGGGGGGGTGGTCTGCGGGAAGCCGACCGAACCTGACGCGACAGAAAACCCTGTGCCGGCGCGGACCTGCCCCGGCAACAGCGAACCCGTCAACTGCCGGGCAATGGACCAGTCCGAAACGGAAACGGACCCCGGGGCGCTGGCCCCGAAGTCCGTGACAATGTCCGGTACGGTTTCCACCGCAGTGTCGGCGGGCCATCCCGCAGGTAGTGCTTGCACTTAGATCACTCCCGGTTGTCCTACTTCTTGAATGCTGACCGTATAGTCGGTCAGCCCGTGCCCGTCCGTGACCATTTGCAGCACGGCTTGCGGGTCGATCACGTCAACCTTGCAGGGCGAGCCGTGTCCGGGGAGCCAGTCCCCGTCAGAGGCGCCCTCGTGCACGCGCAGCCCGGACACGCTAGCCCCGGACCCCACGGTGAACGTGAGTGTCTGATCTACAGACGGCGTGAACGATGCCGAGGTGATCCGGGCGCCAGACCCGGCAGTCGCGTTGGCGTTGACTGTGGACCCGGCCCCGAGCTTGTACGTGAACACGGTCTGCCCGGACGTGTGCGCCGACCATGCTGACGCCGTGTAGGCCCGGCCCGCGAGGACCGGAACCGTCACGACAGCGCCCGCAGTCACAGCGCCCAAAGGCATGCCCGCCACCAGCACCGTAGAACCGGCGCCGGTGGCGAGGTAGCCCGGGATCATGTTTGCCCTCGCGGCTGCCACGTCGTAAAGCCAACAGTCCTTCAAGGCTCCCTGAGCCGCCGCCATCAGGAGCCGGACCACGCCAGGGGTTTGCCAGGTGTAGCCGAGATCCCACTGGCGGGGCGCGTGCCGAGCCTTCTGCACGTAGCGCACCCCGCCAACAGTGACCAGCTCGCCCCGGGCCCGCGACGGGGACCGGGTCGCCCCGGCACTGACCTCAGTCAGCGGCTGCATGTACCCGAGCGGGCCGAACAGGAACGCGGTATCGGTCATTTGAGTGTCCTCACTGCCTTGGTGCCTTCCTGCACGATTGCGCCCGCCTGCCGCCCGTTCACCATGAGGTTCATCGGAGGCATCGACTGGGAGGCGGTGATGAACTGACTCATGAGCGCACGGTCAGCAGCGGAAAGTTCCATCACCGGGGCGCTCATGTGCGACCCGGAGCCGACCATGCCGGACCAGGACCCGAACGAGGCCTGCGGTGCGGTGACCATCGCGGTCATTGCCGATTCCACATCCGGGCGTGAGTCCTCCAGTCCGAGCACCGCGCCGTCGCCGACGTGGTGCATCAGTTTCTGCATGACCTTGGACGGGGAGTGGATACCCAGCGCCTTCTTCAACGCTGTCTGCATGCCGTTGGCAATCTTGAGCATCTGCTTTTCGATGGCGTCCTGTTGGTCCTCAAGCCCCTTCACGAGCCCCTTGGCGGCGTTCACGCCACCCTTGTAGAAGCCCTCCGTGACCTGAAGTCCGGCCTTCTGCGAATACCAGTCAATCCTCCGGTACTGGGTGTTCAGTTCCTTGATGGACTTGTTCGACCCGGCGAGCAGGGCATCCGCGGCCCGCATGCCTTCCTCGGTGCCCATCCCGGCGATCTCCTCCAAGATTGGACCGGAAAGGCCGCGCTTCTGGAGTTTGTCCAGCTTGCCGGCGAACTTCTTGATCCGGTCCGCGGTGGACTTGGCGTTCTTCACCATGCCCTTAGCAGTGACCTTCCCGGACGCATCCGGTGTGGTCAAAGCGTTGAGGGCCTTAGTAGCCGCGCCCTGCTGAGACTCGAACCCGTCAACCAGCGACTTCGCCGCACCCACTCCGCCCTTAAACATGGAATCGGATATAACGGAACCGGCCTTCTGGCCCCAACTGGACATCCCGGCATAGGCGTCATTCAAGGACTTCACATCAGCTTTACCACCCTTGATCAGGGCATCCGCAACCTGTGCGCCGTCCTCCGAACCCAGCCCGGCGACCTCCTCTAGGATCCGCCGGGACAAGCCCATAGCCCGCAGCTTCTCCAACTTCCCGGCGAACGCCTTGATCGCCGCGAGCTTCGACCGCGCCCCGGAAACCAGCGACTTCGAGGAAACAGGCACGTCGTAGCCGAACCCGTTCTTCTGACCCAGTCCGGCACCGAGTGACTGCTCACCCCTCAGCCCATCCCGGACACCATCGCGTGCCGCCCGGAGACCATCAAGCCTGGTCCGCGCCGCATCCAACTTCCCGCTGACCTTGTCCAGGTTTGATTGCGCACTGTCTGCGACCTTCTTGAAGTTCGCCTCAGCCTTCGCCGCAGCCTTGTCGTCCATGAGCCCTAGGAGCCCGGACAGTGACTGTTCAGACTTCAGGCCCGAAGCAACCCCGGACTTGATGGACATGAGGTCGTCAAACTTCGACTTCGCCTTCTCCAGCTTCGACGCGAGCGAATCAGACCGCTTCTCCAACGACAGCAACTGCTTCTCCGAAGAGTCCGCCGTCCGGGAGAGCCTGCCGCGCTGGCGTGTGGACAGATCCTTGTTACGGGACTCATCCCGCAACCGGTCCACCACGGAAAGCCCGCTACCGGACATGACCGAGTCAGCGATGTCGCCGCGTCGGATGTCCGTTCGCAGGTCACGTGTCGATTCGGACAGCCGTGCGGTGCGTTCCTTCGCGTCCCGCAGCTTCTCCTTCGCCCGGTCCTCGGCAGCCTCAGCCGACTTCAGCCGCTTCTCGGCGGCGTTCAGGGAGCGCTGGGCCGCCGTTTTCCGTGCCTTGTTCTTCGCGCTAGAGCCGATCCTGTCGTAGGCCTGCTGTGCGTGCCACCGGGCCGACGCCAACGCCTCCCGCTTATTCGTAGCCGCAGCCGCAACCCTCGCCGCCTGGTCGTCACTACGATCCGACCAGCCCACACGCCCGCCAGTAGCGAACGCAGGAAGGCCCCGCTTCGCCATGGAACGCAGCGACTCAACGGCACCATGACCGCCGGCGGCGCGAACCTCCTCAGCCGTCCACACATGCTCGCCGTTGGAGAGCCACGCGGGGATCTCGTCCGAGGTTCCGGTGCCGGGGCCGAAGATCGGGCCACCAGCAGCGAACCCGCCAGCCAGCGACCCGTTCTGCCGACCGCCTATGCTTGATCCCATTCCGGTGGGGTCCTTGAGGGTCTTCTGATACGTCGTCTCGTGGGTGTTGACGTAAATATCAACCGACTTGCCATCCAGTCCGTCAGCCTTGCCCTTGATCCCGTCAAGCGTGCTGGAAGCGTGGTCCGCTATCCAAGCATCGATGTTGACGTTCTTCGGGATACCGAGGGCCTTGCGCGCCATGGTGTCCGCTTCGTCGCCCGTCTTGCCGAGCTGCCCCGCCGCCGTGACTAGGTCGTCATAGCTGGTACGCAGTGCGCCCTGTAGCTGAGACTGCGCCGCCGCAGAACCCTCGGTTGCGAGGGTTTCCGTCGCAGATGCTTCCGCGGAGGTCATGGCCGCCTTGGCGATGCCATTGAAGGCGGACTGGTTGGCCCGCCCGGCTTCCGTGTTCAGGTCAAGCGTCGCGCCGTTCGTCTTTACCGATTCCGTCATCTTGTCGATGGCATCCTGATAGCCGATAGCCGCGTCAGAAGACGAGAGCGACAGCAGCCCGGCGTTGAACAGCGACTTGGCGAAAGCGTCAATGTCAGTCACTGCGCCTTGGGCGTTGAGTCCGACCTCCTCGAGCTGCTTTGCCATTTCCTCCGTGAGGGGCGCTGCGTTGCCGGCTTTGGTGGTGTAGTTCTCAGTCGCCGTCGCCGCGCCCTGCATCGAGCCCGGGATCTTGCCGAGCGCGATGTTCAGAAGTGTCTGGTCATCTGTCGCCAGCCCGGAGGCCTTAGCCTGCTCCTCCAGGGACTTCCGGTAGGCAGGCATGAAGTCCAGTAGGTTCTTTAGTGACTTCTCCGAGCCGTCCGTCTGCTTCGCCATCGACTGGAAAGAGGTGGCGGCCTTGTCCGCATCCAGCGAGGCAAGCTCCTCGCCGAACGCACCCATCCGCTCCCGCGCCTTATCGGACGTGGAAGTCACATCAGCCATGCCGAGGGAGAGGATCTTGATGCCGCCGACGAGGATGTTGTCGATGTTTCCCCAGAGGCCCGGATCCGCGATGCCGTCAATGGCCGCCTGAAAATCGTTGACGCCATCCTTGTGCTGCACCAGATCCTGGAAGGACTTGGATAGAGTGTCGGCGCCAACAGCGCCACGTGCGGCCTGACCGCCAAACGCCTCCAAAGCGTCCCCAGTTTCCCCGGTCGGCTTCAGAATGTTGTCAAGCGCAGGCTGGGCAATCGCCGAAGCGGCAGCTACCGCAGCAAGCCCAGTCGCGGCGCCGGCTGCGACCCTGCCGGTCGTGGACAGTGCGGCGTTAGCCTTCGTGGCCGATATGGGCAGGAGGCCCAGTGCCTCGCGGGTCGCTGCGATCTTCGGAATGACAGTGATCAGCCCACCGCCGAGCAGCAAGGCGCCGCCAGCAACAGCGGCCAGCCCGGTGCCCGCAGCGAGGAGAGGGCCGGGCACCTTGCCGACGCCGTCAACGACACCCTCAAGGCCCTGCACGAGTCCGCGCAGCACATCGTTGGCGCCGGACCCGGACTGGATCAGGACCGTATCAAACGAGCCGCCGAGCTTTTCGAGGTCGCCGCGCAGGTTGTCCTGCATCTTGGCCGCAGTGTCAGCCGCGTAGCCCGCGTCGTTGACGTTGTTCGTCCACTTCTGGATACCTTCGGCGCCGTTCTCGTATAGAACGTTAGCGGCCCGGACGGCGTCGGAACCGAAGATGACGCCCATAGCCGCGTTGCGGGCCTCGGGGGTCAGGTCCTTCATTGAGGTCTTCAAGTTCTCGGAGAACTTGGAGAGTCCGATGAACTGGCCCTGAGCGTCATAGGCACTGATGCCCAGTTCGGCCATCTTGTTTTTCGCCTCGAGCGACTGCGGGGTGAGCCGCTGAAGCATGGACTTGAATGACGTGCCAGCATCGGAACCGGTCAGACCAGCAGACGCGAACGCCGCCAGCCCGCCCGTGGTTTCCTCAATGCTCAGCCCGGTAGACGCAGCCACAAGGCCAGTCTGATTCAGCGCCGCGCCCATATCCTGGACCGATCCCTGCGCCTTGCCGGCACCGGCTGCAAGAAGGTCCGCAACGTGCGGGAGCTGTTCGCCGGACAGCTTGAACTGCGTCATCGCCGAAGCCGCAATCTCAGCAGCGTCACCAACGCCAAGTGAACCAGCAGCGGCCAGAGACAGTGCGCCAGTCAGGCCGCCGCCCATAATGTCCTTAGTGGACACGCCAGCCTTAGCCATCTCCTCGATGCCCTGCGCAGCTTCTGTGGCGGAAAACGCCGTATCGGCGCCAGCGTCAATCGCGGCTTGCCGCAGCAGATCCATGTTGCCGGCAGTCTCATGCGTTGCCGCATCAACCGAAGACATCTGCTTGTCGAAATCCGCGTAGGACTTCACCGCCAGCCCGACCCCGGCGATGATGCCGGCCCCGGCGACCATCATGCCCTTACCGAACCCCTGCCACGCCTCGGCAGCCCTGTCCGCGTGTTCCGCCGCGAAACGCGCCTCGTCACTTACCGCCTTCAGACCCTTCTTCGTTGCGTCGGCCTCAGAAACTACGCGCCCGAACTGATCCGTCAGCTTCCCCGAAGCGTCATACAATAGACCGGCCTTCGCCGCCGCCGCATGTGCCGCCTGCCCGGTCTTCAGGAAGGCGGCCTGCGCTTTCAGAGCACCCGCCGAAGCCGTGGGGCCAAAGGCCTTCGCGCCCTGGCTAAGATCCTCAAGAGCCCTCTTGCCGGTCTTTAGGCCAGCGACCAGGCCCTTGACATCCGCCGAAAGCCTAAGAGTTACGGAACGATCAGCCATGCGGGCCTCCAATAGTGTTGAGCGGGCAAGGCTGCCGGCTAATCTTTAAGATCGGTGTGGAACATCAGCGCCTCGGGCATCCGGGCGTCCTTCGCCTTGTTTGTAGCCACGGACTGCGAGGTCATCGCATGGCAGCGCACCGGATCAGATGTCCGGAATTTGAACTCGTTCGCCGGATCAGTGCACACCGACAAAGGGCGCCCACACTTCGGGCACAAGCCGCCCTCATACTCAGCCAAGGCCAGCATTAGATCCTGTTCGCGCTCATCCCACTCAGGTGCCGGCTGCGACGACACCACACGCCCGCCCTCACGCGCGTAGGTGGTGACAGGCTCCCACCCGCGGAACCGCTTCAAGCTGATTCCGAGGGTGCGGGCCGTCGCTAGCTCTTGCCGGAGGTGCGAGTCTCCCTGTAGGCGGCTGGCGAGAAAGGGACATTGGTTCGCCCCCGGTTGATCTCGTTCACGGCCACCTGGAAGGATCCGTACTGGGCGTTGGTCAGTTCGTCAGCGAACGCCTGCCACTCAGCCGGGGTGAACTTCACCAGCGTGCCGTCCTGCTTTGTGACGGACACAATCGTCGGCGGAACCTCAGCCGTGATCGACTTCGGAACATTGTGCGCGAGGACCGCATCAAAAATGGTTTCGGTGTTGTAGCCGTAAGCCTTGTCCAGCTCGTGGTCATCCCGCTCCGGGTGATCGGCAACGAACGCATCCCACACATGGCGGGGCACGCCACGCAGGAGGAAGGTCACGGACTCAGCGCGGGCCTTGTCCTCAATCGCGCGGACAGCTTCGGCCAGCGCATGGACGCTGTCTCCAAGTCGGGTATCCATCAGCTTCCGCTGACGAGCCTCAGCAAGGGCCGCCTCAGCAGCCTCCCACTCAGCCTGAAGGGAACCATCAAGGCAAACTTCAACGCGCTTCTCGGGGCGCTTTACAACAAGAGACAAGGGGTACTCCTAGAGTCCGTGGGTTTCAGGGGAAGAATGCTTGGGAATAGTTACCGACTCACGCAACACGCGCTCACGCATGCCATCACGGACGGCCGCGCCGTTGGCGTCAACAACAATCCGTTCGTACGTGATCGTCTCGTCGGCAATGACAAGCTCCGACTCAAGCGGTATGCGGGCTGGGTCGATGTCGTTTTCTGCAAGCCACTGCTTTGCCTGTTCGTAACGAGGCGTTTCCCATGAAATTTCCTGGACGGAAATGGTTCTGGAACCCATGTTGGGTACTCCTAAAAGTCTGTTCGGCGGGGTTCGGTGGGGGTGGAGCCCTTGTGCGCCGCCGCCCCACCGGCAACGACGCACAAGGAGTAGAGGGGTTACGCGGTCAGAGCAACCGAACGCGAAACCGGGCCGGTGACGAACTGCTTCTGACCGATCTTCAGGACAGAGTTAGCCTCGCCCGGAAGCTCGTTGTAGACGCCCGGCTTGATCGGGAAAAGTGTCACCTTCTGCGCCGCTGCGGCAGCAGTCGCGTAAGGCAGGCCGCGGCGCACGGCGATAACCTGCGCCGTGCCAGGCACCAGAGTGTCCTTGGCCTTGTTGTCCGTTGTCTGGTTCGGCGAGTTGGTGTTGTCGATGTAGATCAGGTCCAGGCTGTTAGTCACCCGGCCCGGCTGCTCGAAGACCTGAGTGGAGCACAGGCGCTCATCCGTTGCGACCTGCTGGTCAACAGACGGGCTGTAGCCGTCGCTGGTCAGGTAGCAGCTAATGTCGATCCCTGCGGTCCACTCAGCAAGAGTGGGGGTGGCAAGGTTGGCGACGGCGGGGAGGACGCGAACGGCAACGTACCCGTCAGCGGGCGTGCTAGGAATTTCAGCCACGGTGGCTTACCTCTTTCTTTTCGACCCTGACGGGCTCTACGAAATACTTCGGACTGCGGGGAATTTCGACAGGCGGGTACCTGTCGCTTTTCACGGGCACGAAATCTCCCGTGCCGATGCGCCAGTCGTCCTCGGGCACATCGAATTCGTGGCGCGTGCGGGAATCCTTTACGCGAATGAACATGGGTCCTCTTTTCGGGCATGAAAAAAGCGCCCCGGAAGGCGCTGTCAATGGGGTGGAAAGGGGCTATGCGGTCCGGGACACTGTCACGGTCCAGTCGAGCACTGCATACTGCGGGTGCCGGCTGTTCACGACAACGTCCAGGTCTTCAAGGATCGGCTGCTCGTTGGGGACCGACTCGACCCGTCCCAGCACATAGCCAGGGACCTCGACCTCGGCGTGCTCGAGGGCGTCGGAAACCTTCTGCCCGATCACCAGCACCGACGAGTCAGACGTGCCGACAACGGTGGTCCGAATCTTGACCTGCAGTGCGTGAACACTGCGGGCCTGCGAACGGTCAGAAACTCGCGGGAGTGAGCTGGTGACCAGAACGTAGGGATAGGTCGGGCTGGCTGGGACAGTGCCAGGGTGAACCGTAACGCCGGTGACCAGAGCGGTCAGGGCCTTGGAGAGTGCATCGGCGGTCACAAGCTGTCTCCGATCTGCCCCAGTAGGTCGCCGAGGGCCTTCTCGAGCCGCGGGGCCTCGTTGCTCAGGGGCGTATCCAGGTCCAAGGTGCCCCCACCCCGAGAAGTTCCGAAGTAGGCGATGTTGCCCAAGGCTCCACCACGGCGGCCCTTGTCAGGACCGATCTCGTAGCCAACCTGCCCTAGACGGTAATCGGAGTCGTAGGAGATGGCGCCGGCCAAGACGTGGAAGTGCTTCGATGCCTGAGCATCAGAGACCAGATCATTCTTGATGTTCTGGGCGCCGCGCTTCACAACCGGTTCGACATCCTTGAGGGCGCGGCCGGAGATCCGCCCCAGGTTCTGGGTTACGCCGCGGAGCTGGCTGTCATCGATCCCGAAGCTCATGCGGTCCCCAGTTCCACGTTCCAACGGTCAGCCGTCCGCAGAGAACCGCGGGCCAACTCCACCAGCCGGAACTTCAGGCCGACCAGGTCAGGATCCATCGCGGCTGCGGTGATCGTGACTACGTCTCCGGTCTTGAGCGCAGACGACACCGGCACATGCAAAGCCAATTGCTCAACCGTGAAAGCATGCCCGCCCGCCTCTGGGCTCGCCGCCTGCGCAATCGCAGACTGTACCTTGCATGCGCCGCTGTAAACCTCCAGCAGCTCCGGGGTATCAACGCCAGTCTCCGGATCCGTGACCAGCACGCCCGTGGGACGCCCAACCGTGCAGGCGTCCAGCATCAGGGACTCGGCGGCGCGGCGGCCCCGCAGGGCCGCGGCCTGCGCGCTCACCCGCCGAGCCCCATCACATACATGCCATAGAACGGCACAGTGGGCGGCGGGGTGAGCATGGCAGCTTCCGACTCGCTCAAGTACATCTCACCGGATGAAATGGTGGCATCCAGTGTTGCCGCGTCCGTGTGGTCATCAATGGACTCCGACCGGACGCGAAGGCTCTCCGGGTTCTTCAAAACCCGGACAATCATCGACGCCATGACGTCCACAACGAGAGCCGGTGAGATCAGCGGCGCAATGGCCGGCGGGAACGGATCGGTGTCCGCCTCGATGGCCGGGAACCGCGCCTGAACGCGGAGCCAAGCCCGGTTCGACAACCCGGGGATGAGGGCCGCCTCCTCGGCAGTGAGGGGGCGCCACACCTTCTCAATGTCAGCCTGCTCTACAACGATCTGCATGGCGCCCTCCTACCTACTTGACGATCTCGGACTTGCCGGTTTCGATGTTCCGGCGCACCCGGACCGGCTTACCGTCAGGGCCGACGACGTCGTACTCTTCGGTGCGCGCTTCCCCTTCCGGGACGGCCGGGGCTTCCACAACGGGCGGGAGAGGCTTCACGGCGTTGACCGTTCCAACCTTCAGCGCCTCGGGGCCCGGGTTGGGCGTGACCGTGCTGGCCCGCTCGTTCGGGTCCGTGGTGTCCGCCGGGCCGTCGCCGGGGGCGGTGACGGACGGCTTCGTGGTGTCAGAGTCGAGCGTGGTCGTCTCTTCGGTCTTCTTGCTGACTGCCATAGTGCTGTTCCTTCCTGGTTATGCGTTCAGAACGCCGGTCAGGCGAGCCGCCGCCTTGCCGCCGAATACGCCGAGGCCGCAGTAGAACTCAATGCGGGTCCGGTACACCGGCTGGGACTGCAGCAAGCCGAGGTCATCGACCATGACGCCGCCGTTGGTCAGGCCGGTAACAGCCTGGTCGCCTTCACCCTGGCCGAACTTCACGGCGTAGATCGAGGACGTGGTGCCGGCCGCGGTGCCCTGCGTCTCGGTCTGGGTGAGGATGCTCGCGCCGGCGAGGCTGTTGCCCGGGTCAAGCACCGGAATGCCGTTCCAGGTGACAACGCGCTTGCCGGTCAGATCCTCTTTTACGAGGTCCACGCCGCCGAGGCGACGGCCGGCCGAGCGGATCTTGCCGATGATGGCCGAGTTGGCGTACAGCGCGCCGTTCGTGCCGTCGATGCCGGGGACCTGAGCCACGAGCGCATCGAGGGCGTCAAAGAACGACTGAGCGTCCGAGCCGCCATTGCCGAGGACCGGGGCGCCGTTGGTGGCGGTCGGGATGACCTGGGCGCCGGTGAGGCGCTTCTTAAGACCATCAAAGCCCTTGGTATCGACGGTTACGTCCCCGTTGAAGAACTTGTCCTGGAAGAAGAAAGACGCAGCCTTGACCTTGAGCGCCGTCTGGGTGGCGCGCTGGTCGTTGAGGTTCCCGCGGGTCTGGACGATGAAGCGGTCCACGTCCGCGTCGCCGCCCATGATGACCAGAGACTCGGTCTTCTGGTTCACGGTTCCGGTCGACTCGACGTAGGCCTCGTTCACCGAACGGAAAGCGACACCCGGGAGGGTGCCTTCCTCGTTGTAGGCGTACGCGTTGCCCTCAATGTTCATGAGGGGCAGCCGGTCCAGCACCGGGGAGGACTGGACAAAGGTTTCCAGCACGCCGCGCTGGAGGGTGTTCTGCGACAGAGTTGCCGCCTGTGCAAGGGTGACAGCCATGGTGGCCTACCTCTTTCTATTGGGAATGGCCCGCAGGCTGTCGCCCTTGGGGGTCTACTTGCTTGCGGTTTCGTAAGCGTGGGTCAGGGTGCCAAGGCCGGGGGATGTCTTGACTTCCGTGGTGCCGCGGGCTCCGGCGCCGGGGACTTCACCGACGCGGCCTGAGCCGAATGACTTGGAGAACTCGTCAGCGTCCGCCTCAAGCTCTTCCTTGGTCGAGCCCTGCAGCCGCAGTGCCGCCTTCAGGTCGAGTCCCTTGGCCGCCGCGATTTCGTACCGCAGGAGCTTCGCGTCGCGCTCAGCAATGGCGGTTTCCTTGTCGCGGTCGGACTTTTCAAGGTTGGCGACGCGATCGCGTTCCTTGTCGTCGGCGGACTTGCCGGCGTCCTCGAGTTCCCGGATCCTGGCTTCGCGGTCAGATGCCAGCTTTTCGGCCGCCTTGCGAGCGTCGCGCTCGCTTTGCAGTGCCTTCTTGCCGGCGTCTCCGAGCAGCTCTTCGCCGTCGCCGGCGCCAGCAGGGTCGGCACCAGCGGCGGGTGCGCCCGCCGGATCCGTGCCCGCCGGGGCTCCGTCGCCGCCGTCTCCGGCCTCCATTACGGCATCGCCGAACAGGGACCGGTTGAAGGCGAACAGCGCCTCGATACCGCCAGGGGCTCGCAGGTCAATGCCGTGCGGGCCGATCAGATTCTTACTCATTGGTTCCTCCATCGCAGAGGTTGCACCCGTCAGCCTCGCGCTGAAAGGTTGGTTGCTAGCCACCCATAGATTTACGGGCGGTGATCTTCGCCGCGGCGTCACCGTTGACGATGACGTTGCGGAAGTCGTTTTCGGCAGCAGCCGCAAGCTCGGGAGTCAGCTTGGATGAGCCGAACGGGTTGCGGCCGGCAGCGACGGCGTCCCAGTTGCGTTGCGCGTCGAACACGCGGCGCTCGCCGGCGGTCATGGTCGCCCGGACGGCAGGGTTACGCTCTCCGGTCCTGCGGGCCTCTTCGACGGCGTTGCGGACGCCCACGCGGGTTCCGCCACGGCCTAGCGCGCCGTAACCCTCCGACTGCCCACGGAGGACTCCGGCGGGGTTCTGCCCGCCCGGGAGTATGTATCCGTTCCGCTCGAGCAGCCGCAACGTCTCGTCACGGGAAAGCCCCTGAGAGTAGATGCCTTCCGGCGTGAGGCGGGGCTGCCTTCCGCGGCCGAAGTTGCCGCGTCGGCTGGCGCCCTCGGTGGTGATGAGTCCACCAGGCTTGGTGCCGCGGTTAGCGTTGACCACCTGGAAGATGTCGCTCCCGTCGCGGATCGCCTGCGCAGCTGGCTTGCCGAACTGCTTCTCCTGAGCCTCGGCATCCAAACTACGGAAGTATTCGTAGGGGTCCGTCGTCATATCCCCGGCGCGATTCTCGGTGGAGGGGATGTGCCGGCAGTCGCAGCGCGGGTGACGTCGGAAGCCCTCGTTCCAGCGGAAGAACTTACCCGCCAGGATCACGCAGCGAGGGCAGGAGGGGAGCGTGAGCATCCGGACATACCCAACACGTGGCCGGGCCGCGATGTCCACCGAAGCAGCAGCGCGGCCGGTGTCAGCAACGAGCGTCTGCACATTCCGGTCAAGCACGCCCCGGCCAGCCTTGAGCGCCATGCCCGGCTGCATACCGCCGGCAATGGCCGTCTTGACCTGCGTGACCGGCGAGTAGAGCAGTCCTGAGAGTGACCGGCCATCCGGGGCCGAGCCCGTGAACCCGGAAGGGTCCACAAAGGAGCGCGGCGCGGAGTAGTCGCCCTGAGTGGCAAGCGTCGAAGCACCATATCCTGCGCCGAGTGCCGCTGCTTGGAACTGGACCTCTTCTATGGCGGGCTGCAGGCCAGCGAGGGACTGGACCCATGAGCCGGAAAGATCGGCCGGATTCAGGCCGCGCCAGAATCGGCGACTGACCCCCATGGCCACGATCTCAAGCTCACGCATCGCCCGGTCATACTGAGAGGCGGCGCTAGGAAAGTCCGTCACCGTTTCCGCCGATCTTCGCAGTCAGGGCGTTGATGCCCGCGTCCTGCCGGTCAATGTCCGAATCTGAGTTCTCGATCCACTTCTTGACCTTCGTGGGTGTCGCGTCCGGAAGCATCGACCAAGCATCCTCACGGGACATGCCCGAAGTGATGAGCTTGACCGCGCCGTCCACGATCTGCGCGAAGGACTGAATTTCCGAGCTCGCCCAGATCACTTCCGAGGCGACGTCTTCAGCAGATTCCCCGCGGGCCCTGTTAGCCAGGCGCATCACGGACTCGTTCGACTCCCCGGCCGCCATCTTCAAATCCGTGATCAGGGACTGGAAGGTTGACTCGGCGCCGGCCATCGCATCGCCGGACGTGTTCGCCATCTTCGTCAGCGCGTACTGCGGCGGGATCTGCGACGTGGCAAAGAACGTGTTCAGGAACGTGTCGTAGACCTTGATGTAGTTGTCCAGGTTCGACTCCGGAAGGTCAAAGACCTTCGTGTCGACGCCCGGGAAGATCAGCGCCCGGTCAACGCCAATCCTGCCCGGCGAGTTCAGCACCGGAAGCGGTAGGCCATTGAGGTCAAGCATGGGCGTGCCGTCTGCGTTCTTGCGGACAATCACGTTGCCCTGCTTGTCACGCGCCACCGGGTCGAAGCCGGTAAAGACGCGCTGGCGATAGGCCGAGAACTGCATGGCCAGCAGCGAATTGAATCGGATCGTGTTGATCGCGTCCTGCTGCGGCATGAGCTTGTCGATCGGGGCGTGCGGGACGCCGTCAGCGTCGACGTTGAAGTCGTAGGTGACGAAAGGCAGGCCGCCAAGGTTGTGCGTGCCGCCCAGCGTCAGACCCCAGTCCTTCACGGCCTTGCTCTGGGTGAACTGGACCCACTCGGTGTCCGTGTAGACGTAGGCATTCACCGTGCCGTCGCTGGAAGTGATCTGCTTGACCGCAAACAGGCCCTCGAAGGGGTCATCCGGGTTCGGCTCAATCCATACCCGCTTGCCATTCTCCGGGCGGATCCGCGGCGTTTTTGGTGTCGCCTTGACCGGAGACACCGACATGATGCCGCGGCCGTGAATGTACATCTGCTGGTAGACGATCTTCTGCCGGGAATCCAGCTTGTTCGGCTGCCAAATCTCATTCCACGCCGTCATGTCCGCGTCACCGTCGCGGCCCGTGCGGAATCCGTCAACCTGCATGCGCTGGATCGGCGCCTTCATGGCGATGTCAAGGAAGTTGGCGATGGACTGCTTCTGCAGCGCCTCGTACTCCGTGTTCACACCCTCGGGGGCGAACGGCAGATCCTGCGCGCCCTCGAAATACCCCTGCCGGCGCTCCCACTGCGGGGCCTGCGCGCTGAGCCGATTAAGGCCCAGCTCCAGGTAGGTACGTGCAAGCTTGGCGTCCACGCCACCACCTCTTGATTCTTTAGTTGAAGCCATAGACGGCGTTGGAAATCCCCGAGCCGTGCTGGTAGGCGTCCGTCCAGCCCTCATCGCGGGCGTCGGATGCGGCGGTGTGCGCCAAGATGCGGGCCATGGCCGCGTCGATCTTCTGGTGATTGGTCGGCTTGATCAGGACGTACTGTTGCCCCGGCTTGGCGGCCTTGCGCGCGTTCGCCAAGTGGAGCCCGGCAATCGGGCACCCGTCATGCGAGATCCGCTTAGTAGCAAGGTCGATTTCAAACCGCTTGATCTCCGCGTACATGGCCTTGACTCGGTTCGTGGCCCACTCGAACACATGGTTGTCGCCGTATTTCAGGGACCAGTCACCGATCTCCGAGTACCAGTCCTGCGGATCGCAGTACATGCGTTCCACGCGGTAGCGCTCGAACAGCTCATCCACGGCCGCATGAACCTCGCCACGGGGGATCTGCCCACCCCACTCGGCAGGATTCCAAACCGCCGGCCGCCGATCCGGCCCGTAGCGCGGAGTGAAAGTGAAGCCGTCAACGGTCTCCGCCTGAATCGCGGTGTAGTCGTCGTTCTCTGACCCGTCAAAGCCAAGACAGATCGCGGTGCCGTCGTCAGGATTCGGAAGCCATGGGCGTTGCGTAAGCTGCATCCCACAAACCATCCTTCAGCCACGCGCCCGAGCCAGAAACCAGCCGGTTTCCGAAGAACCGCTCAGCCTGCGCCCGGTCCGTCTCCATCAGCTCCGAAGCCTCGCCCTCAATCGAGTCAAGGTTGACCCAAGGGGAACCCTCATAAACGTGCTTGTGGATCCGTGCTCGGTCGCGCTTGTTCCCATAGGAGAGCTCGGCCGGCGGCTGGCGGAAGAATTTGAAAACGTCCTTGGACTGCGACTCGAAGGTGCGCTGCGCTGTCGAGTTCTCGGCAGGATCCCACGCATTTGTCGTCTCAATGGTGCGGCCGCCCATACCGGCGGCGCCGCGCCGCTGAGTCTCGGCAACCTTCACCATCTTGTTCATCTTCGTGTAAAGGCCAGACTCGTCCTGGAAGGCAAACGAGATCGGGTTACCAAGCTTCGACTGTGCATTGGACGTCACGGCGTCGATGCGGTCCATATCCTCGTCGCCGGACTCGCCAACGATGCGGATGAAGTCCTCACGGATCAACAGCATGTCCGACAGTGGCCCTAGGCGAATCATCGCCTTAAGCGGCCGAAGGATGTTGTCGACCTGGTCCTCGGACGTTGCCGTCAATTGGATCAGCGGGGATGGGTGCCGGATGCCCTTGGGTTCCCCCTCGAGGTATTCATACGTCCACCCGCACGAGCAGCCGTTGTCGGCGCACTCGTACAGCTCGCCAGCCTCAGCCCACCCATTGAACACGGACGGGCCTACAGCCTCGCCAGTCGTCACGGCAGCAGCCCAAGGGCCCTTGCCAGTCTTCTGCGGAGCCACAATCTGCGAACGCCGGTAGACAAACGCCTGATTCAGAAGCGGCTGCTCTTCATTCCAGTAGGCCTCAGGCCGGATCCGGTAATGGTTGGCCGTGCACCAGAACTGCCAATCCGACTGCCGGAACTCGGCGCCGCGGGAAAACCCGTCAGGCACTCGGCAATGATGAGCGATCCACGCGTCCAGCAAGTCGCCTAAGGTGGGAAAGTCAACGAGGAAACCCTCAGCCGCCGCCATTGACAGACCTCAGCCGGCGAGCCGGCGCAGCCTTGCCATCAGGAACAGCTTCGGCAGCCTTATCCTCACGCTTCTCGGACACCTCATCAGCGGCAATCGCCCAACCGTTTCCAGCCAACCCGGCCGGCGTCAGGCCAATCTGATCCGCAAACCGGTGCAATGAGTTCTTGTCAGCGGCCTGAGCCTCGGAAGACTCACAGATGGCCGCCGTGCGGACCCACATCGCCACCGAATACCAGCGCCACGGCTCACGGTTCCACGCCACAGCCTGAGGCGTAGACCAAGCCCACGCCCACAACTCGAGCTCCCGGGTGAACCGCTCCTGGGTGGCCTCCTCGTCAAACTCCCGGACCGGCTTGCCCTTGTCGTCCTTGTAGATGAAGTAAACGCTCACCTTGCCCAGCGGAAACACCGGAACCTCGCCAGTGAACCCCTCGGAAGGCAGGGCGGTCGCCGAAAAGCCCAGACGGTCGGAGCGGCCGGACCGCGGATCCTTCGCCGGGCCGGAACGCAAACGAGAACCACCACTACCCATGAGAAACCTCCAAAGTCGGCATCGCGCCGAAGCCAAGGACTGGCATCGCGCCGGGCCCTCTGAAAACTTTTGAACCCTCCGCACCATCGAGAGACCTCACCGGCGGTGGGTTGCGGCGCCCCTCTCGGGGGGTGCCCCCCACCCCTTATCCACAGGTTATCCACAACCTTTTCAGGGGTGGCTGTGGGACCGTCTGCCGGCGTCGCTGAGGTTGCACAGCGCGTGCTCTGGTCCGGTCCATGCAGTGCGGTCGTCGGTGTGGCCTAGGTGCCATAGCGTGCCTGGCTGGATGGTGTTGCCGCACTTGCCGCAGATGACTGAGCCTGTCGATACCTTGGGCGCCCATTGCTTGCGGAGTTCGCGGTGCTCGTGGCCGTAGCCGCGTTGCTCTCGGTTGCCGCGTGCTCGTTCAGCTTCGGCTTGGTGTGGGCTGCAGTAGGTGCCCGTTGCGATGGCGGGGCATCCGGGCTTGGGGCAGATGCGCTTCGCTCTTGCCACGCACCCTCCTGCTGTCGTTTGGTGATCTACTTGCTAGGCCGCTTCATCGGTTGTTGGTCGGCATGCTTTCGATCAGTGGGGACGGCCCGACTCGAACGGGCGGCATTGCCGGTTTGGCGTCTCCTGCCGGGTGAATAGTCCGGCGGTCTTGCTCATGGGAGCGACATTGGTCGCCGTGGGGCCAGCAGGATTCGAACCTGCGATGGAACCGGGTCCTTGCTGCCCGGCGCGTGATGCCTCTCGCCTCAGCCCCATTCCTTGGTGCCAGACCCGGGAGGATCTGCAGCACTCCCGGGCCCGACGGAGTGACGGTCTTAGCCCGCCGTCACGCGGGATGGTTCGGCGCCTCCCGTATGGGGGTTGGTCGGCGCCTGCTTGGGGTCCGGGTGGAAGGTTCCGGGCAACAAAAAAGGCCGATCCGTTGGATCGACCTGAAAGTTTAGCCACGTGTCCGCAGCCGTGACTCACATTACCCGACTTCCGCCACTTCCACCACATCATCTATCGGCGCGTCCAACGCCCTGAGCAGCCACGAGACTTGATCGCCTGACCATTGGGCGCCGCAGGATCCGCATTCGATGTCCCATGCTCCGACCTTGGCGAGGTTGCCGTCGTCGTCCCAGCATCCGAGGGACAGGCAGACGGCGCGCTCTTCGCCGTGGAGTGCCAGCCCGCAGGCCGGGCAGGTTTTCCCGGTGAGCTTCCGGCGTGGTTTGACGGGCCATAGCATCGCCGTGATCTGGTCCACCCATCCGAGGGTGACGCCGTCGAGGTAGGCTTCCCATTCGGCGCTGATGGGCGCATCGGGGTAGGCCTGGAGGAGGGCCTCCAGTGTGCCGGTCCAGTATTTGCCGATGGCTTCGGCGTAGTCCCTTCTGGCTTCGGACTCAATGGCCCTGATGAGGTCGAGGGCTGCGGGGTCGATCGGGATTGGCGGGCCGGACGCGCCGCCCCCGTATCCGTTTTGCCCGGGCGTCACGGCGTTGCGGAGTTCGGCGAGTAGTGCGGGTGCGTGGCGGAGGCTCCCGTCCGGCGCCGTCTTCAGGTGTTCGCGGCTGAGTTGGTGGATGTGGTCGTTCAGGCTCACTCTGCAGGCTCCCAGGGTCCGGGCGCGATGGCGGCGCGGCGCTTGATGAGCTTGGCGTCATCACCGCAGCTCTTGCACAACTCGATGTAGTCGAGAGCGTTCTGTTTGCTCATGGACGGTCGGTGTCCCCATTTTGTGCTGGTGCCCCATTCGGTCTCCGCCTCGGGCAGCTTGCCGTAGCCGGCGGCTTCGAGGGCTTCGGCTTGGTGCTGCAGGAAGTCGTCTGCGCGTAGCTCTCCGAACCATCCACAGGTGCAGTGTTTGCGGAAGTCGCGGCGGCCGGTGGCGGACTGGTGGGCTTTGAGTGTGTCAAGCAAGCTCTGCTCGGTCATGTGTTCTCTCCTGCGTGGGTGATGGTGATGTAGACGCCGGGGTTGCCGTGGTAGGTCTTGGCGGCGGTGATGTGGATGATTCGGGCGTCGTCGGTGATGACGCCTTTGATGACGGCCTTGGTCTTGCGGTCCTTAGTGGTGGAGAGGGAGTCGAGGACGGCGCGGATGAGCTTGTCGAGGTCGGGCTTTACGGCCGGCGCCCACCATCGGGGTTTCTTGGGCGGCACGAGCTGGAAGACGAGCGAGACGTTTAGGGGCCCGTCCATGGGTGGACCGTTGTGGCGGGCCATGGTTGAGGCCCGGATCTTGGTGCGCCATTCCCGGAGGGGCGCTTTCACGGAGACGACGCGGCCGCGGTAGAGGTCGACGGATCCTTGGGGGACTGGCGTGCCTGGCACGAAAGCATGGATCATGCCGGCATCGTCTCTGGGCTGTGGTGCTGGCCGCCGATGGTCAAGCCCGTTGGTGCCCATCCTGAGCCCTTCACGAATCCTTCCGCGCTGGCACGGTTCCACTTCTTGTCCCAAGCTCCGACGTTGACGAGATGGTCAATCAGTTCGTCAGCCGAGCCGAACACTGGCGTGATGGGCGATCCTTCGCTGACCGTCTCCCAAACCTGCCAACCGTCACCCATCGGTGGTTCTTGACGTTCCCACGCGTCCGATTCGGCGCGCTGTCCAGGGTACGCTTCGACGCTCCCATGGCCCTCGCATGCTGTGCATGTAGACGAGGCGCCGAGGCGCTTGCAGCGATCGGCGATGACCGTCCACGAGTTGATGGAGTCGTGTCCGAGGCCTTGGAGGGACCACATGTTGACGTCCACGGCGGATACCTGCGGTGCCGGGTCTTTGGGCTGCCAGCCGTTCTCCCTGGACCAGTCGTGCGTGAAGTCCATAAGGCGGCCCGCGGCAACAAGCGCGTCCACATCGGCCTGATCGAGGTGGTGGCTCCACGAACGATTCCAGAGGTCAGCCAGGCGCTGCGCCTCTCGGACGATGGCAGCTTCACTGGCCCCGTAGAACTCCGGGGCGCTGCTGACGTTGCGTTCAGCGAAGGCTCGGACGCCGGGGGTATCTGCGAACAGCTTCTCGCTCCCGGTCTCTGCGGGGTCGAAGGGCGCATATCCGTACCAACGATCCTTGAGGTTTCTGGCAGTGTTAGAGGACCCGTCTCCGCCGCATTCCGGGCATTCTCGTCCGTGGAGCGAGGTAGGCATGAGGAATCCTTGCCAGACCTTGTTATTCGGCCAGTCGAAGTCGAGCGGCACTCGTTTTAGTTCTCGTCCCATGTCAGTTCTCCTTGGTCGGGTCAGCGGGCTGGTGTTCGGCGAGGATGAGCTCGTTCGGACCGAACCAGAGCAGCGCGGGATCGAGGCCTGTGACGGCGAACGGGAAGTGCTGGGTGGTGTCGACGTCCACGACGGTGCCGACCGCGTCGAAGTGGCTGGTGTTGCGGGCGATGATGCGGACGGGGTCGCCGATCTTGAATTTCATTCGTCCTCCTGAACGAGTGAAGCCGCCTCTTCCGAGACGGCTTCGTGGTGTTTTCCGATGTGGGTTTGTGGGCGGATCCCGGCTTTGACGTCTGACCAGCAGCAGCGGCAGTTGTGTGAGGATTCACCGATGTGGTCTAGGCATGGTTCGGGGCGGGGGAGTGCGGCACTGGTCTTGGCCGGCCAGTGTGGCCCGGGGTGGAAGATCGGTGCGGGGGTCACGCACGATGGTTCGAGCGCTTTGGTGGTGGCGGCGATGATGAGCGGGCCCAGTTCGACGTCCTGGTGCTTGGTGATGAGCGTGAGCATTGATTGGACGCCCCAGTCGGGTCTGAGCTCGTGGAGCAGGTACGCGACGGCGCGGGCTTGCTGCTCGGTGATGGTCAATGGATTTCCTTTCAGCCAAAAATCGCCCAACCTTCGCGTTACTTAGGTGACGATTGGTTGGAATCTTTTCCCCCACTTCTCTAAAAGCCAGCCAAAAGCGGTAGGTGAGGGTATTAGGTAATGGTTATGTTTATGGTGCTAAATTTTGCTAAAGCAGACGGTTAGCACCTGCTAAGACTTTGCTAACTGGCGCGGGACTCTTGGCAGTGCTTGCAGCCGATATCGAAGATGCCCTTATTGACGTGGTGCCTCTTGTGCGCCCCAATCGCCCCAGCGTCCGCTTTGTTGGCCTTGTACTCCTGGATCTGCTGTTTGGAGTGCTGGTGACTGAGGTAGTCGTGCAGCTGGTATCCGCCGTCGATCGCCTCTACAAGCCCGAAGTCGATCAATTCCTTGCCCGCTTTGGGGCCGCGCATATTCAGTTCGTGCTTGCTGAATTTCCCGTCGCTCTGCGCTTCGTTGCAGTCAGCGATGAGTTCGACGTGCAGCCGGAATGCCTTGTCGCTGAGGGTCCTGATCTTGCGGTGCCGCGGGTACTCGTTGGTGAGGGTGAAGTACGGCCGCGTGTCCTTGGCCATAGTTACTCCTCTCGTTGGTCTCGTAGCTGGTAGAGCCCGCCGTAGCCTTTGGGGCGCGGGTATTGGATGACGGACCCGGACAGCCAGGGCGTCTCGCCCGGGGCGTAGTAGGGCTCGGTGACTCCCTTGGCGGCCATGTCGGCGCACTGTCCATCCCCGGTCGGCGCGTGCGCCTCTGACAGGCGGGCCAGCACTTCCGGCTTGAGTGTGTGGCCCCAGTTGGATCGGCAGAACGCGCAGAAGACCCGCTGCTCGTCGAAGGTCATGAGCACGAGGGGTGTGCCGCCGTTGATGCTGGGGTGCCCGTAGAGGTTCACGCACTTCTGGCAGTAGTCGTACCCGATGGAGAGCTGGCGGTTGCCGGGGTACCGGCAGGCGCCGCCGCCGATCGTGTTGGTCCCGCCGCACCACCCGCACTTTGGTTTGCCGTGCCATCCCGTTGGGTGGACTTTGAACAGCGGCTGGGTCTTCCGGACCGCCGTGTATTCGAGCAGCTCGAGCATGTCCATCTGACCGGGGATGACGCTCATGGTTCCTCCTTCCTAGTGGTGGTAGTTGCGTGCCGGCATGGGCACGGCGGGCGCTTCGATGACGACGACGTGCGCGTGGCCGCCGGAGCCCTGGATGAGTCGGCCTTCGGTGATGCAGGCGCGTGGTGTGCCGGTGATGGTGGCGTGGTGACGCCGGGCGACGTCGGGGAGGTCGCCGAGGGCTTGAAGGATGAGGTCTGCATCCGTCTCGGCTGTACCGGCGCCGTTCACGATCGGCCAGATGGCTCGGAAGGTGTGCGACGGCGGGGGTGGTGATTTCTTCTTGCGGGGGCTCATCGTCGTCTCTTTCGTTCTCGGGTGATGTTGGCGATGGCTGTGTCGCCGGTGGGGTCGCGGATGGTTCGGCTGGCTCGGTGGTTGGCGTCGTCCTGCGCCTGGGCGAGTACGTGGTGTTCGCAGGAGTGCCGGGAGAGGCAGATGTCGTGTGGGCCCTTGCAGAGGACGCAGCAGGGATCCGTGGTCATGCGGCGTCGGCCCGGTGGGTGATGTGTTCGCGGATCATGGCGGGTTGGAACCCGGACCAGATTTCGTCGCCTTCGATTGCGGAGGCGATGACGACGGGCATCTCGCGGCGGTTGAGCGTCTCGGTGACGTAGGCGAACGCGGTGGCGTCTTCTTCGACGTTGACGGCGGTGTAATTCACGTGCTCGCGGTCGAGGAGCATCTTGGTCATGTCGCACCAGCGGCAGTCGTTCTTGGTGTAGATGACGACGGCGACGCCGTCGCGCGCTTGGATAGCTTGGGTGAGGTCGGCGGTCATGGGTTTCCTTCGGGGTGTGTGCGGCGCCCGGCCGGGGGAGTGGCCGGGCGCCGCAGGGCATGAAAAAAGCCGCTCATGGGCGGCTTGTGTTGGTGGTGCGGCGGGGTTAGATCAGCGGGCTAAGCGGCTTCCCACTTGCCGGCGTCTTCCTTGTCCAGCGTGACCTTGGAGATTTGCCGGGATGCTGCCTGGTAGATGCAGATGCCTTCGGGGTTCATGAAGCCGGGCGCCGCCAAGGATCCGTTGGTTCGCAGCGATTCGAGCGCCGCGGTCACGGCGGCAGTGTCGTTCGGACCTTCGTAGAGCACGGGGACGACGGACAGGTTGAGTGTCGTTTCCAGCTGGGCATGGCGCGCTGTGTTGAACAGTGAGAATTGCTTGGTCGGCATACCGTACTTGCGCTGGATGCCCGCGCCCCACCATTCGCCGTAGTGCAGACCCTCGCCTAGGAGCGCCACCAGCTCGGCGGCGTTCTGCTGGACCCATCCAGCGAAGCCGTAGTTATCTGTGGACTTCCCGGGCGTAATGAGCCGCTTCCTGGACTGCGCATAGACGCCGAACACATCGCCATCAAGTGCGACGTGCGCCATGATGTTCGGGTCGTTGTAGTCGTCGCTGGGAATGATGCCGATGGCGGCGTTGGTCCCATCAATCTTCTCGGTGATAGTGATGTTGCGGAGTAGCCGCGGCGTCTTGGGCCATTCCTTGAATTCAACCGTTGTCATGCGTGATTCCCTTCTCTCGTTGACTTGGGGGCTATCCCCAGCCGCCTTGGCTGCCGGGCTGGTCGGTGGCAGGCGGGTTGCCCCATCCCCCCGCGGCCTGCTCGTTGCCGCCCCAGCTTCCGCCGGCGGCGGCAGCGTCGTTGTTCTGGTAGGCCTGCCCGTGGAAGGTGAGGTCCTTGCCGATGGACTCAACACGGATCTCGTCGACGGAACGCTTTTCGCCTTCCTTGGTCTCGTATTCGCGGGTGGTCAGTTCGCCGTAGACAATGACGTTGTCCGACTTTTTGAGGAGGTTGGCGATGTTCTGGGCCCGGGCCAGCTTGCCTTGGTCCCATGCCGCGCAACGCCAGAACTTCGTCGGCTGGTCCTTCCACTCGTTGGTGTTCTTGTCGAACCTCCTGGACCTTGTGGCAACAGTGAAGTTCGTGACGGCGGACCCGGACTGGGCGTATCTGAGTTCCGGGTCGGCGGTGAGTCGGCCCTTGACGGTCAGGTATGTCTCGTCGCTCATTCCTTGACCTCGCCGTCTTCGATGATGATGCCGCGGCCGTCGCCGTCGCCGACCATCTCAATCCAGACTTGGAAGTCGTTTTCCTTGGCGACAGCTTCCACGAGGGCGAGGTTGTCGGTGTCGAGGAGGGAGCCGTCGGCGATGCGGATGACGCGGAGCTTGGGGTTGAGTGCGATGGCCATGGCGAGGGACACGCGGAGCTGTTCGGCGCCGGAAGCCTGTTTGAACGGGACGCCCTGGTAGGTGACGCCGGTTTCGTCGAAGCCGAGACCTTCGATCGGGAACGTCGCGGCTTCGAGGCCGGCGGCCTTCTTCTGGTCAATTTCGGCGAGGCGCGCAGTCAGCTTGTCGGCGTCGGCCACTGCGTCGGCGTGCTTGCTGACGATGGCCAAGTAGTCGCTGTACTCGCGGGCCTTCGCGTTGGTCTGCTCGGCGTCGTCAATCTTCTCCTGGATGGCGTCGACGTCAACGGGCGCGGGGGCCTTGGCTGAGTAGTCGGAGGCGATGTCGAGTGCGGCCTGAGCTTCGGCCAGCTCTGCGGTCAGTCGATCGACTTTGGCTCGCCATGCTTCGACGGCGCGGTCCGCTTCGGCGATCTTCTCGTTGAGTGCCTGCCCGGCTCGGTATTCGGCGATCAATGCGGAGACACTGACCTCTTCGTAGTCGTTGTCGACGTCGAAGGTCGGGTATCCGGCGAGCTGGCCGGCGAGGGACTTCACGCCGCGGTTCGCTTCGGCGCGCTGCTCGAAGGTTTCCTTGCGCTCGGCCGCGAGCTTGTCGAGGTCAAAGGGCAATTCAACGAGATCGAGCAGGGTGGCCAGCTGGTCCCGGTCGGACAGCTGCGTGAACGCGAGCGGGTCGAGGGAGAGCTTGCCGAGCAGGTCATCCAGCTTCGCCTGGCCCTTCGGGTACACGGCGCCATCGATCGACTTGACCGTGAGCGTGGATCCGGAGGCCGTGAACTTGCGGGTGACGATGAGCTCTTCCGTCTCCAGCACGATCTCGGCGCGCTCTTCGCCGTCGCGGATCGGCTTCGGCGTGGTCTTCGCGTTCACGCCGCCCAGCGCGGCGGTGATGCTGTCGAGGAGGGACGTCTTGCCCTGCCCGTTCTTGCCGGCGACGATGACTAGGTTGCCGTCCGGGTCGGGAGTAATTTCCGCCGCGACCATGCGCTTGTAGTTGGTGGTCGCGAGTCGAATGATCTTGCTCATGCGGTGGTTTCCTTTGCGGTGGTGGTGACGTAGTCGGTGATGTGCTGCGGCGCGTTGTTCGCGGCCAGGTATTCGAGGTAGCCGGTGACGTCGTTCTCGGCGATGGCTTTGGCGGTGTCGGCCTTTACCTTGTCGCTGATGGTCTGCGCGGCTGGTTCGGTGCCTGCCGGTTTGGCGTCGTGGAGTGGCTGGACTGTGAATACTTCGCTCTTCCCACGCTTGACGAGGAGTGGGACGCGGAGGGGCTTGTCGATGCCGGTCATGTGGCTGATGCGTGAGCCGCCGATCGCCTCGCCGCCGAACTGGACTGTTGGGTCGCAGTAGAGCGTCAGGCGATGGCCGGCGTACTTGGTGGCGTCCGGGCCCCACGCGGCGACGATGACCCGCCGCATGGACTTCCCGGGCCGCCATACACGGGGGAACTCGGCCAGGTGGAAGTTGAACGGCTGTTCGGGGTTGTTCTTGCTTACCTTCTCGATCGTGAAGGTGCGCGGGCCGGAGAGGAGGTCAACAGCGTCGAGCTGGTCGCTCTTCGGCGCGATGCTTTCGGTCATGTCCATGTTCATTTAGCTTTCTCGGTAGTTGTGTAGCCGCGTCCGTCGCAGGCGGGGCAGAAGTCGGCGCCCCTGAAGCAGCGGTCGGCTCGGCACCGCCCACCGCTCCGGCGGCCTGAGCCTTTGCATTTGGCGCATACGTTGCCGCGGCCAGTTGAGTCGCAGGTGGCGCATGCGATGCCGTCGTCTAGGACGCGTTTCATGGCGGCGTAGGTGCGCGGTGCCGTGGCGTCTGTCCGCGTGTCCATCTCGTGCCGCAGTAAGGCGGCCAGGTTGTCCCACTCGGGTAGTAGGCGGTCCCAGTAGATTGAGCGGCCAGCCATGCGTTTTTGCAGCTCGGGCGTGCTTATCCGGCCTTCGCAGTAGTTGACGCATCGCCGCAGGTCGCTCGGGTCCCACGGGTGATCGCGGCCACCGTAGGCAATCGCGTTTGATGAGAGCCCCATCTCCACGGCTAGAACCTCATCTCTTCGTAGTGGTCGATGCGTTCGGTTGCTGGCCTGCCGTCGATGGCGGCCAGGTAGGTGTCGATCATTTCCGCTGCGGACGCCTCGAACGCAGCGACGGCCGCGTTGATCGCGTTGAACCATCCGGCGTCAGGCAGGACGCGCTTCACGTAGAGGGGCATCCCGCCGCAGTAGGAGACGTAGTCGCACCAGTCGCGCCCGGAGACGAGCAGTCCGCACTGGATTTGCGCCATGTTTGCGAGTGGCACTTCATCGTCCAGGATGGTCGCGAGGTGGATTTTTTGGAGGCGGGACTTGATTTCGATAAGCCCGTCCTCGCCCACCAATCCATCCGGTGAGTATCCGATCTTGTGGCCGGTGTCGTCGCGGATCATGAAGCCGGTCTCGGTCACTGGTGCGTAGTGCTCGTCGTAGATTTCGCGGGCGTATGGCTCGTCGAGGGTGCCACGTTCCATGTCGGCCGAGGTCCTGAATGGTTCGGTGTATCCGGTGATGCGTTCAGCGGCGAGGGAAGCCGTCAGGCTGCGGGACGTGTCGTTGCTCGCGGGCTTGACCGTTTTGGGTGTGATGAGCTGGCCCACGACGGATGCGGTGATGATGCCGCGGCGTATCGCGTGCCATTCGTCCGTGCCCTGTTCGATCTCGTTGAAAACTTGCAGGCTCATGTGTTGCTCCCATGAAAAAGGCGCCCATTCAGGCGCCGTGGAGGTTGATTGTGGGTAATCAGTCGTTTCGGGTTTTTCGGGCCCTAACCCTGAATAGTGGATGGCTTGTTTAGGGTTCGGGGTGGAAACCTGAATTAGGCTCACCGGTGCAGCAGCATCGGCGTGCCCCGCCGGACTCCGTGTGCGTGATGGCCTGGCACTTCGCGTCACCGTGCCAGTGGCCGCAGTGCGCGCAGTGCCTCATAGCCCGCACCTCGGACAGTCGCCTTCCTCCGGGTGCGCGCCCTCCGCTATGCACTTACGCCGGCGGCGGGTGAGGATCGCGGCGAGGTACTCGGCGGCGTCCGCCTCGGGCTGCTCGCCGTCAGCCTCAAACTCAGGCATCGGGGAGTCCCGCCCATGCGGCCCGTTCCGAAGGGCCTGCCGCGACGGCTGCACATGGCGGCCAGTTGGCTTTGGTCCGGTCCCACGGATAGATGTAGAGCTTGTGGCCTACCTGCTCCCATGGGTGCTCGGGGTGGTAGCTGTCGGTGCCGTCCTTGTCGGCTTCATACCCGCTCATCAGCGCTCCTCGCAGTCGCACGGCTTTGTCAGCCAGCAGTCGGGACATGTTTCGGTCTTGCGTTCCGGCTGGGCGGTGTCGTCGCAGCTTGCGTGCACGACTGTGTCCCCGGCGTAGGTTGCCGGGTCGCCTATGTGGATGCGCTCCGTGCAGGATCCACAGATCCCTCCGAACTTCGCTTCGAACGTGCTCACGCGAGCCCCAGCCGTTCGGTGATCTGGTTGGCGGCCTTGGTCCACAGCTCCACGCCTTCGGGTTTTAGTTCGTCGCGGCGCCACGCGTCCCACTGGGTGCGCTCGAAGGCGATCAGGTTGGCGGTGCGCTGCTCGGCAACCAGCGCGAGGGTGGCCAGAGCTTTCGATTTCTCGATTTCGTATTCGCCGGGATTGTCAGCGAGCAGTGCGGTCGCCTCTTCGTAGTGCTGGAACGGTTGCGTCATGCTGTCCTTCTTTCGGTGCTGGCGAGTAGCTGGCGGAGGTTGCGGGTGATGCGTCGGGCGGCGCGCAGGAGGATTCGGGCGTCCAGCTCAGTCGGCTTCCCGGCATGCTTGCGGGCGAGGGATTCGAGGGCTGTCACGGTGGCCTCTGACGAGGCCAGCGCGGCGGCGATGGTGGCGGGGTCGATCATGCGTCGTACCAGCTTTCGAGTCGGTGTTCTTCCCACTGACCCTCGGCGTATGCGTCTGCCTGGTCCTGCGCGATCGCGGCCAAGCACTCCATGCACTCGTCGCAGTCGCCGTCCTCGCATTGCTCGACGTCCTCAGGTGGGAGCATGTTCTCGAACGCGCGCTGCGCTGACTCGAACCCCGGGATCTGGCTCATTTCCCCTCGCATTCGAGGCAGCCGGACGCCGGCCCGTGCATCAGGTGGTATTCGTCCATGCGGTCAAGGTGGCGGGCGTACAAGGCGTATATGCCGAAGCCGATGGCCATCACGAGGACGACGAGGAATGGTGCGTTCATGCTGCAGCTCCTTTGCTGGCGGGTTGGCGCGTCCACACACGGATGACGCCGTTTTTGCGGGACTTGGTTGTGGACTGCTGGTAGCCGACGGCCGTGATGTAACCGAGGGCCCGTGCCGTACTGAATGCCTGGCCCGGGGCGTTCGGGTGAGGTGGCCGGCGCATCTCCCGGGCGAGGTCATCAGCCGAGAACACTCCATGCGCTAGGGACAGAGCCAAGATCGTCGCGACCGCGTCCTCGTGCCAGGCTTCGTGGGAGTCTTCGAGAACCGCGGCCTTCATGCGCACATCACCGAGAACTCGGTCCGGAGAGCGTGAACGTCGGTGCATTCGTCGTCGGTGTTCATGCGGTCAACCTCTTTCGGTGTGCGTAATCTCGGATGTCCTGCTTGATGCGGTCAGCCCGCGCCATCTCCATAGCGAGGGCCAGCTCGTCCCGGGGCAGTGCGACGTCGCCGCGAATCACCTTCGGGCGGGGCTTATGTTCAATGGGCCGGGTGCGGGCGCCGTGGCGGACAGCGCGCTTCACTGTTCCGTCGTTCATGCGGCTATTGCCTTGCTTGCGTAGCGGGTTACGAAGTATGCCTGCCCCTTGCCGGTGACCTTGGGCGTCTTGGAGACCGTCACGTGGCCGTCTGAATGGGTGACGGCGGTTTCCTTGACTTTGAACAGGCCTAGCTCCATGGCCCGCTGCGTTGGCATGTTCCAGTCCGTGCCCTGCCGGCGGATGAGATATCCGTCTGCGCGGAGCTGGGAGAATAGGCGGTTCGCTCCGATGATGACGCCATTGCCGCGGAGGATCTTGGCCATGTCGCCTACCAGGATTGTCGTTTCAGATGTGGCCACGGAATCCGCGAACAGTACCTTCGGAGCGTCTGAGGCAACCTTCTTCTCCAAGGCCTCACGCGCCTCAACGCTTGCCGCCAGTTCTCGCAGCGCTGCGCTGTACGACTGGGGGAGGGTCGGTACCGTTGAGTAGGCGCCCGTCTTGCGGATCGCCGGCAGGACCTCGTGCGTGATCCAGCGCTTGAAGGCCCGGGCCCCGGCGACCTGGCTGCCGAGAACAGCGACATACAGTCCAGGCTCGGTGATGACCGTCATGTCCTGTCCTCCGGATAGGGTACGCACTGAGCGCGTACCCCTGTCTTCTTCGTCAAGGCGGCGCGTCATGTCGGATGCCATGCGGTAGCCGAGGATCCGGGCGACGTCAGCGGCGACGAACCACGGCTCGCCGTCGATGAGGACCGTGCGGACTTCCTGCGTACCGTAGTTGAACAGCTGTAGAGTGGTCATTGCTTACTCCTTGGTTGTGGGTATGAAAAAGGCGGTCACCTTGCGCGGTGGCCGCCTTAGTTTTGTCTCGGGCCCGGGATGCATTGTGGGAAGGCTGCATCGAAGGCACTTTCTACGGGCGGACAGGCGGCTTATGCCGCCATGCGCTCGCGGTCGACGTTGCGCGCTGCCGCCTCGCCGACGGGGTCGCTGTACTGGATGAAGCGGGCGAGGTCTGGATCGAACTCGCCCCGCTTGAATTTGTTGGCCAGCTTGTCAGCGCGGGCCCTGGACAACTCCTCGCCGTTCTCCTGCGCCGTGTAGAGGAGCGCGTCTCGGATGTCGTTCTTGGGTGCGGACTGATCTACAAACTTGAAAAACACAGAGTTCTCCCTAGGAAACTCGAGTCTCGAAAGACAAGAGGGGGCGGGTCTGATGTGGGGGAGTGCCCAGAAGTGGGCGAAGGTGGTGCGGTGTGCCGGCGCTTAGCGCTGCAGCGGGTGTTACTGGGGTGCTTCGGTGGGGAGTGCTTCGAGCCAGGCTTTCAGTTCGTCTGCGAGGATGACTGGCTTGGTTCCGACGTAGCGGACGGTGATGTCGTGTGCGGCGATCTTGCGGCGGAGGACGCTCACTGATGTCGAGGCGATCTCTGCGGCTTCGGGGATGGAGTATGCGAGCTTGCTCATGCTGCGTCCCGAGAAGCGAATTCGGCCGGCATGAGCGTGGAGGGATGTACGTTCAGTGCGGTGGCGACTTTGCCGAGCTCACTGACTGTGAAGCTGCGGCGGTTGGGGCGGTCCTGCTGGATGCTGCGGCGGAGTGTCGGGTATGTGATCCCGGTTGCTTCGGTGAGTGCCTTGAGGGTCATGCTCTTGTTGATGAGGGCGGTCAGGATGCGGTTAGCAATCTCTATGTCCGGCTGGTAGTCCACGCCGTTCGATGTAGTAGCCATACGACGACTATAAGTAACCAAACGGTTAATTGCAAGCGTGTAATTCGACGTGTCCAAGTAGTGGCCATTTGGAAGACGAGTACACCGTATGGGCACAACAGTTGACCAAATAGTTGTTAAAGCGACCAAGCGACTATAGATTTGAACGTATGAACACGTACGGAGATCGCCTCGAAGCCGCCCTGTCAACTCAGATCAAAGTTGAACTGGCTGAGCGCGACATGGACCAGAAAGACCTGGCGGAGAAGGCGGGCATGGACCGCGTCACACTGAACCGCTACATCAAGGGTCACCGAAGCATGCCCATGCCGGTCTTCTTCAAGGTGGCGGAGGCTCTAGGCCTTAGCGCTCAGGTTCTGATGCAGCGCGCAGAAGCTCGTATTCAGCAATAAGCATCGACGGCCGGACGCCGGCCGCAGCCGCGGCGTCACCCAACTCTTTGACGGTCCCCGCGATAGTGCTGTCAGATCGAGCTTCTCTTGCCATACAGCTTGCCCCCGTTGTTCGAATATATGTTCTATTGGTCAACACCATAAACCATCCGGCAGACAGCCGGGTGAAGTCGGTTGGGACGAACCGTCCCCTCGCGACATTATGCCCCATATGGGGCATAAGTTCTAAGTTGCCTCTATGCATGCCACCCAATCCGGGGGTAGTTTGGAGTCGTCCCTCGTCAGGCCCATATGGGACATCGGGGGCCATATGGGCCGCTCGTGCGGCGATCGAGTCTAGGCATGCTACGGACGGATAGCATCATGGTTATGCCCACTGGTAAACAGCCGGAACCCGGACCGCTCTCGCGCGCTTTTTCCGCGCATGTGCGCATGGTCATGGCGCGGGACCGGATAACGGCGCAAGGACTTGCCGAGGCTGCCGGACTCTCCCGAAGCTACCTGGGGAAACGGCTCCGGGATGAAGTGCCTTTCACGCTCAACGACGTTGAAGCTATCTCATCCACCTTGGGATTCGAGTTGCCGAAGCTCTGAACGCAAAAAAGGCCCCGCCGGTTGGCGGGGCCTTCGTTATTTCAGGAGTCGTGCTGAGGTTGCAGGAGTTGAGAGAGGGACTTCATGCCGTCGCTGAGCCTGCCTTCGTCCACACGAGTCCGATACAAACGTGTCATCTGCCTTGTGGAGTGCCCGACGATGGCTTGGATGATGTCTTCTGGGACCTTGGCGGCGTAGAGCAGGTCCACGGTGGTGTGTCGGGCGCCGTGGAGTACGACGTCGTCAGGTAGGCCCGCGCCGATCATGAGCTTCTTCCATGCCTTGGTGACCCGGTCAGGGTCCCATGGGCGGCCGTCCTCGTGGAAGATCAGCTCGTCATCGCCGGGGGTCTGCATGTGCAGCTCAAGGATGGACTTCAGCGGTTCCACGAGGGGGATGATGCGCCACCCTGACGAGGACTTGGGCCGGGTTAGGTATAGGGTGCCCTTGACTTGCCGGTACTCGAAGTCGGCCGGCGCCTTGCTGACGTCGGTGATGCGTTGCATTTGCCAGGACAGATCGAGGACGTCGGTGACCCTGTCGCGTTCTAGCCCGATGATTTCGCCGCGCCGGGCCCCGGTGAGTAGGTAGGTGGCCCAAAGTGCCCGGTCTTCCCGTGGTGTGAGGTGTGCGAGTAGTTCGATGGCTTGCGGAAGCGTGAGGGCGGCCTGTTCGGCCTTCTGCTTCCGCGGCCGGGAGACCATGTCGCATGGGTTGGCGGATATCTTCCCCTCCCGCATGGCGGCGGCCAGCATGACGGACAGAGCGTTGTGTGCGAGCAGGACGTAGGTGCTGGAGAGCATCACGGTTCCCGCCGGCAGCTCGCGTCCGTCGCGCAGCTTCGGATCCTTCGGAGTGGCAGACATGACATCGTGCAGGCGGCGGACATCCTGGGCGCTGATCTTCCCGAGCAGCTTCTTACCGAGCACCGGGAGGATGTAGCCGTTGACCACAGTGCGGTATCCCGCGAGGGTGCGCGGCTTGATGTCCTTCGGAGCGATCTTGTCCATCCAGTGCGCCGCCCACCTTTCGAGAGTGATGCTGCTGGTGGGCAGGTCGCCGTGCTTGGCGAGCTCTGCCTGGATCTTCCGCATCTCTTCTACGACGTCAGGCTTGGCTTTCCGGCAGACGACTTTCCGGCGACGCTTCCCGTCAAGCCCGGCAGGCAGTTCAATGGCCGTGCACCACATGCCGTCTCCGCGCTTGTATACGGCGCCCTCGCCTTTACCGCGGGCCATCGAGTTGCTTCGTGATCGCCCACATAGTGTCGTCGTTCTCGTCGTACTTGAGCGCTTGCTGCATTGCCTCGTCAGCCTTGCCGTCAAGCAAGGCTCGGACGGCGCGTCGTGCTGCCTGGTCGCGGCGTTGCATTGCTCGCTGCCAGTCCTCGTGCGTTGGCTGCTTCGCTTCTGTTTCCATGGCGTCCCCTGCCGTCGTTTCTTTGGTGTTCGCTGGCCCGATTCTAGACCCATTTCTTAACTGTAGCCATTACTGTAGCCATTCCTAGAAACTTCTGGGAGTTTCTGGACCGCGCAACTACGGGGTTTTCCGCGTGTTTCCGGTGTTTTCTAGTCTCAATGATACCTGACCGCACGACTCATAATCGTGAGGTCGGGAGATCGAGCCTCCCCACCGCTACCCTCAAAATCCCCGCTACGGCGGGGATTTTCTGGTTTAACGGACATGCCCCAATTGGGGCCACTGTAGCCATGACTTTAGCCAATGGCCTAAATCTTCCCTCAGAACACCATGGACTTTCACAGACGCTCTGGTGGTAAGCCAGATGGCAGTGGGCCGCCATTTCTTCGATAGTTTGTTGGGATGCAAAGTAAGCAGTCGCGCTGGTACGCCTACGTCCTCGCAGTCACGGATGGCATGACAGCAAAGGAAGTCGCTGACCACGCCCACTTCGACCAGTCAGCCATGACGCGGTGGAAGAACGGACTGAACGTGGACCCGAGGTTCGCCGTCCAATTCGCGCGCGCATTCAATCAGAACGTGCTCCACGCCCTGGCCGCAGCTGGGCTAATCACGGATGCCGAGGCTGATGTGCGCGAGGTCAAGACCTCTCTGGAAGAAATCCGTACGCAGCGGCTCCTAAACGAGCTCGCACGACGGATCGGCTGAGCCCGGCATGCCGTACTTCAAGTCACCTGCTCAAGTTGCCGAAGAGCTCGGCCTCAATGAGTCGACCGTCCGGCGTCTCGCCCGCCAGTACAAAACGTTCACTCGAGTGGGTGTCCGCGTGATGTTCGCTGCGGATGACGTGGAGGCTCTAATCGAAAAGATCAGGAATCCACCGCCACCGCCCGATTGGGCCGCTGAAGTCGAGCCGGACCCTTTCGCTTAGGGGCGGCAATCACCTATGCGTTGGGCCGTGTTGCCTGGTAATAGTCGATTGCCTTCGGTGGGATCCGCCACGGGCTCGTCTTTCCGCCAGTCTTATACGCCCCGCGGAGGGCCTGAGTCTGGCAGTGCCTCTTGACCGTCTGAACGGGTTCGGCCAGCATCTCGGCTACCTCTTCAAGTGTGAATGCCATGCGGGGTAGGCCGGTGGACGTCCTGGCGGTGTTCCATGGGCTCGAAGGCATGTGCCCATGCTAGCGACCGCTAGGCCGGCAGGAACCCCGGGGGCCTGTCGCCCCACCGGATGCCGCGGAGCTTCTCCGGGCAGCGCCGATATTCCTCGATGTCCCATTCGGAGTCGGTGACGCGGCGGGCGTTGCTGGCGGGGATCCATGCCCAGTGTGCGTGGTCGCCGTCGTCTGCCCAGGACACGGCGATCTCGGACGGGGTCCAGCGGCTCGCGTGGCCGTAGACGTCCACCGTGCGGCCGCCGGCCAGTGGGATGCTCGCCATGACCTTTGGGTAGTTGCCGTACTCCCACGAGCTGGTGTCCTCGGGAGGGTCCCCAGGGCCCGGCCGGAGGTACTCGTAGGTCTCCCCGTCGAGGGTGAACGATGCCATGGCCGCGAGTCTACGGGCTGGTGACGAACGACGGCATGCGCGTGATTACACTAAGCGAATGACTAATCAGGGGAAAGTATTCAAAGTAGCGGCCATTTGCGCCGTTGTTGGTCCGGTGTTGTTCATCATCATGATGTTCGCGTTAGGCAAGGTGACCGGTCCTGCCGGTAACATCCTCTCCACGCTGGCTGTCGTCCTCATGGCCGGGGCTGTTGTGGCGACGTTGATTGCCTTGGGCGTTTACAAGGAGCAAGGCCGGAAACCGGGGAGCACGCCGCTGATCTACGCGGTGATTGCATTCCCTGCTGGGATCATCCTTCTTTTCACACTCGTGGCTTTGCAGTTGACGCCGCTGGCGATGGTGGGGCTGGCTGGGATCATTACCAGCGTCCCCGCCCTCATCATCGGCTTGGTGAAGAAGCTGTCTGTGAAGTCAGCCCCGGCCGCAGCGCCGGCATTTACTGAATAGGCGATCCTCGACACGCACGAAAGCGCCCGTCCACCGGAGTGGACGGGCGCTTTCGCTTACGTGCTGAGGTGTTCGCTGGTGCCGGCGGTCAGGTGCTGTTCAGGGTTGACGTTCGGGACCTGGCTGCCGGATACCGGCTGGCCGGGGTACGTGGGCGTCTTGGCGGATCCGAGGGCGGCGCGGGTGAGCCAGTCGGGCAGCCGGGGTTCGAGCCAGCGCCAGAAGGCGTACCAGGCGCCGATGATGACCGCGCTGATGATCGGCAGGATGATGTCAGAGAGCCCGAGCATCTGGTCCTTCAGGGGTGCCAGCGCCGGGATCAGGCCGATCACCCAGAGTATGAAGCTTCCCCACAGGGCCGGGACGACGGTTCGGAGGATCGATGTCAGGAGCATGGGTTCACTTCCCGCCGTTGGCGGCGGCGGCCTTCGCTGCGGCTTCGCGGGCGCGGGCCTCGTTGATGATCCGGTCGCCGGTCTCGTTGTCGGTCTTCTGGTCCCAGACCTTGAGTTCGTAGACCTTCCCGTCGATGGCCTTGCCGAGTTCGGTGAAGCCGAACCGGATCTCGTTGACGATGGTCTTGCGTTCGGTCTGCACGAGACCCTGGATAGCTTCAAGGTCATGAATGTCGAGTGCCACGGTGGTGCCCTTCTGTACGGCGTTGATGATCCCCTGGGCGGCGAGTCCGCCTTCGAGGTAGGGCCACGGGCTGATCCGCCCGCGTGCCCGGTTGCTGAGGTTGACGTTGTCCATCGGGATGAATCCGAAGTGCAGGTGGTAGCCGTTGGCCGCACCGGACATCCCGGAGTAACCCAGCAGCTGGCCCTTGCCGACGGCCTGCCCGGCCGTGACAACGACGGTGGTGAAGTGCAGGTACTCGGTACGGACCCGGTGCTCGGGGTGCGCCAGAAGCACCGCGTTGCCGCCGCCGGAGAGGAGCCAGTGGTTCCCGACCGCGCCGGCGAACTCGACGGTGCCGGAGTTGGAGGCGTAGATGGGGGTGTTCTTGGGGCAGAGGAAGTCCAGACCGTTGTGGCCGTCCCAGCCGATCGAGTGGTAGAAGCCGCCCGGGTAGTCGACGTGCCCGTCGCCGTTCCAGTCGTCGAACTCCGCCATCCAGTCCTGATTCATCAGGCACGTTGTCGGGTATCCGAAGTCGCTCATGGGCGTTCGTCCTTTCGCTTGGTCCAGTCGGCACCGAGTCGGAGCTGGAAGAACAGCACCGCCAGGCGGACGCCGGCCAGCAGCACCGCGCTGTAGATCACGGCACGGACGAGCTCGCGGAGCGGGTAGTCGCCGAAGATGCCCGTGGTGATGAGCAGGATGAACAGGGACGCGAGCGAGCCGAGGAGCATCATGAGGGCGCGGCCCGTGCGGGACCTCCACCAGTCCGGGGCGGTAACACAGTAGATGAACGGCAGGCAGATGCACACGGACGCGGCAAGGTAACCGATGTAGACGGCCTTCATACGGGCCTCCCTTGGAATCGTTGGAGCACGGATTTTTCGATGGCCGGCGCGAACCCGTTGCGGAGGTTGACCTGCCGGAGCTCGGCGACAACCTGCCGGGCCTCGGTGGCTTGCGCCTGGGCGGCTTGGTGGGCTTCCACGGCGTGGTCGATTGCCGCTGTGGCGAGCGAGTGGTCCACCGTTTCCATTTCGGGCAGCTTGGGGCGTTTAGTGCGATGGCGCTGGAAGAGCTTCATGTCCACCTCCTGCGTTCTCCTGCAGGGCGGACATGACGTGAGTGGAGAACCGGCCGGTCTCGATCAAGGCCGCATTGGTCTTGGCCAAGTCGGCGTTAGTCTGGTTGGCCAGGTTGGCCGCGGATTGCCAGTTGTTCCGGTCGGTGGTGATGGCCGTGATCTGGTTTTGCAGGACGCGGACAACGTCCTCGTGCGCGGCCCGGACCCACAACCGGCCGGTGAACACCAGATAGAACACGGCGATGGTGGCCCCGAGCGGGGAGGCGAGGCCCAGCACTGCAGGGATGCCGTCAATCATTGGGGTCTTTCATGGACGCCTCCTTGGCGGCACAGGGGTGG